ATCCGGTTCCATTGGGTCAACAGGTTCATCCCATGAACCGGTCATGTCGAAAAATCCGGTTCCATTGGGTCAACAGGTTCATCCCATGAACCGGTCATGTCGAAAAATCCGGTTCCATTGGGTCAACCACCATGAAAAAACGGGGCCAGTTGCCCCGTTTCTCATTCGTCCATCGTATCGGGGTCGTACCCCTTGACCAGCTTACGATCGTGGCCCTTCTCGTATGCGTAGCGGTAAATGTAGTCAGCATGGCGCTGCTTGGCCTTGACAACCTTCTCGCGGTACGCCTTGAACATGGTAGGCAGGGACGGGTTGATGGCCCACAGAATCCGCTTCTTGTGCAGGTCGTTCTCTACCTGCGCCACCCAGCCCGCCTGCTCCAGCACCAGCATGGCGTCCATGACAGCCTGATCCTTCTGCCAGTCGGTCTTGCCCTCCAGCGGCCTGCGGGCTGACTTCTTCAAGGTGCGCAGGTCAATGGTCTGGACATCCCCGCTGATCTGGATGATGTGGTCGATGACCCACTGGTCAAAGTCATTCGTGATGACCCCACCCACCTCGCCCAGTGCGTAGCGGTACGCGGGGATCACGTAACCACGAACCAGGCTCACGACCCTGTGGACAACCTCGGCCTGCACCTGCGGCATGAAGGGCGATTCGATGATATGAAACAGCAGGATCAAACGACCCGCCAAACCCTCCAGCTTGCCGAACGCCGTCATGTACTCGCTGCCACTGTCAAGCACGCGCTCGTCCTGCTTGGCATCCTCGTACCATGATTGGAACTCACGGAACGCTGTGAACGCTTCTGTGGATAATTGGTAGGTCTGGGGCGGCAGGGCGTAGACCAAGCGCAGGGTGTTCTCCCACGCTGTCGCGCTGGTCATGTAATCCGGGATCGGGTGACCTAGCTTGGTCTTGCGGACACGAAGGACGGCGGGTACGAACCGCTGCAATAGACCATCCGCTGCGAGAGACGCCAGGTTTTGCCTGAACACTTGGGGCTGAATGTTCCCGTAGATGCTCACGGCCAGGTTCTCGCAGTAGATCGACCCCGCGCCTACTCGGTCCATCTCGTAGTGTTCTGACTCGTAACTGACAACCCACGCGGAGCGATCCTCGCCGCTGGTCTTGTCTGTCATCTTGCGCACCCAAGAGTTCATCTCGTCGAGGTGACACAGCAGGCCACGGGGCCGGTCTGCTGCTTGGCGCACCAGCTTCTGACTCGTGATGTCGCTGACCGTGATCTTGAGCGGTACGGGCTGCGGCGGCATGTCGGGCACCGTGGGGGCTTGGTCACCGCCCAGCATGGCCTCGGGGCTGGCAGAGAACTCCAGAAACGCCTTCTTGGCGCTGGCGTAGGCAGCCTCCTTACCCTCCCACTCCAGCAATTCCTTACCGTAACGGGGCCGGTCCTCGGCTTCGATGTTCTTCAAGGGTGACAACATGGGTCGGGAGCCGGGGGACTTCTTGTCCGCTGGATCACCGAGGGTCATGAGCCACAGCACAGGCGGCACACGGAAACCCGGCATAAGCTCGAGCCGGGTGCGGGCGTCAACCACCCCGCAGACAGCGGCCAACCCAGCGAACAAAGGCACTAAAGGGTCGCAGCCCACGCTTTCACTGATCTCGTTGGAACGCTGGCGCAATATGGTGGGCCACAGGTCCATGTTCATATCGGGCGGCTTGGGGCGCAGCCCGTCAATCACGTCCAACGGCTCCATGACAGGAATGGTGACCTTGCTGAACAACTCGGACGCATCGGGGATCGGGCGCGTCCACCCGTGCTTACGGGCAATGTGGAAAAGTGTCCCCAGCTTGACAGCGGTGGCCTTGTCCGGCTTGAACGACATCCATTGCGTCAGGATTTCCCGCTCCCCTGGGTACTTGAACTGGGCAGTCGATGACCAGTCATGCCACAGGTGCAGTCCCTGCTCAAGCTGGTTGGTCTGGGTGCCTGCCCAGTGCAGGGCCATGCCGATGGATGCCCAGTCGTCGCGGGAGCAGTCGGCGGGTACTGAATCCAGTGCCTGCCTGATCTCATCCCACGATGCGTCAATCGTGCCGTCCGTGGTAATGGTGCGGTCCTTGTCCTGCGCCAACAGCCCGTTCCACAGATCGAGCAGTGCCTGCGGGATCACCGGCAGACGGGTCCAATGACCCTTACCCGCCCAGTGGTAGGGCTGGCGTGTCTCGGGGTGGATGCTCGGGGGCAACACGTCCTGCACCGTGAGGCCACTGGCCGTGGCGCAGCGCAACTCGTAGGCGGTGATGCCGCTGTGGAGAATCTTCTTGCTCGGCAGCGCAGCGCCGAAGGGCATGGCATACAGCAGCTTGCCGTGACCGGGCTTGCCCGAGTGGATGACCACCGCATCAGGCGCGTCATAGAGGGCTCGCAGGTCAACGCCATACTCGGCCAGCATACTCGTGGTGATGGTCCAATTGTCGATGTCAAGCGCCATCGTGCCGCTGTACGCATGGGCCAGCCCGATGCCGAAGCCCGTGGGCAGGTCGCCTTGGGCCTTGAGTGCGTTCCTCTTGAGGTTCCAGCCCGGGGTGCGCGGCCCCTTGGTGCCGCCAGGGATGGGCACAAGGCTCCAGCCGTGCCGGATGTACGCGTCAATGGACGCGGGATGCGGCTGAACTGTCTGGGGGAGCATCATACAATTTTCTCGCTGGTGATGGCAGTTGCCAGTTTCGTCATGGACGCCTCCTTAAAAGGTTGCCACGGGGTTCACAAGACCCCGTGGTTTTTTTCGGAGAAAAATTTTGTGGCATGGGGTGTATTGTTGCGCAGTTGTGATACACTTTCGACATCGACAGCAAAAAAATGTCTCCATCATGATCCCAACCAAATCGGCGTACTTGACTGTCCGAGTGTCAGACAAGACCCGCGCCATGTTTCACGCCAAGGCCAAAAAGTTCGGGACCCCGAGCGAAATCTTGCGTGAACTCGTTGACGCTTTCATCGAAGACCGCGTCACTATCCAACCCCCTGTAAACGGTAACCCTAAGGAGAAACTGTATGTCCATCGAAGCAAAAATTGAAGCATTGACCAGCGCTGTTCATGCTCTCACCGCGCAACTCGCGCAACTGCAATCTGTCAATGTGGTAGCCCCCGCACCTCTTTCTGCACCTCTTTCTGCACCTGTTGCTGCACTCGCCCCCATTGGTACCCTTGGGTCAGCGATGCCCGCTCCTCCCGCATTCGTGGCCCCCGCTCCTGCGGCTGCCCCATCTGCTGCTGGTGCACCATTCACCAACAGCAAAGGTTTGATCGACTACGTGATGGGGGCATACCGGGCGCTTGGCCCGCAAAAAGGTGCCCATATCCAAGGCGTCTTGACTGGCCTGGGCTACCAGAACATCAACGATGTCAAGCCCGAACACTATGGGCAGTTCTTCGCAGGTGTTGAGGCACTGAAATGAGCGGCCACGCCCAGCTATCCCCGTCGAAGCGCAGCCGCTGGGCCTTGTGCCCCGGCAGCATTCGAGAGGAAGCCAAGTACCCCGACACTGGCAGCGGCCCTGCCGCTGCTGACGGCACGCACTCGCACACGCTGCTGGAGCACTGCATCAAGAACGGATTGTCGGACCCAATTGGCCAGGTGGGGGAAACCTTTACCGATCATGAAGGTACGTTCAAAGTTGACGCAGACCGTGCTGCCCGTGTCAAGATCGCCGTGGAGTACATCCGTGAACGGTCGATGGGCGGCCTGTTCAATGTCACCTCCGAGCAACGTGTCGATCCGCAGCACCTGCTCGGTCGTGATGATCTGTCGGGCACCGTGGACTGCCAGATCGCCGGGCCTGGCTGGATCGAGTTGATCGACTACAAGGACGGCATGGGTGTGGTGGATGCCAAGGGCAACATGCAGCTTGAGCAATACGCATACGGTGTGTTGGCAGGCTACAAGCTGCCCGTAAACGTAGAGTACCCAGTCAAGACGATCCGCATGACCATCATCCAGCCCAAACTGGCTCTGAAGGGCATGAATTCGATCACATCGTGGGAGGTGCCCGTCCGCTACTTGTTGGATAACATCGGCGCAATTGTCGTTCAGGCTGCTGCAACCGATGCGCCGGACGCTCCGCTTGTCCCGGGTGAAAGTCAATGTAAATTCTGCCGCGCCAAAGGCTCATGCGCCGCGCTGGCAGGTAACGTAATGAAGGAGGTAGGAATCATGTTCCAACCAGTCGTAACTCAAACGCTCGATGTCGCGCAGCAAACCGCCGACAAAGACCCGGCAACCATGGACGTTCACCAGATTCGTCAGATCATGGAAGCCGCGCCCCTGCTTCGCCAACTCCTCGACGCAGTGGAAGAAGAAGCCCTGCGCCGCATGAAGGCAGGCCAGTCCATCCCGGGTCTCAAGCTGGTCCACGGTCGTGGCTCCCGTGCTTGGGCGCTGCCCGAGGAGGAGATGGCCGAGAAGCTGGTGAAGATGGGCATCCCCAAGACCGTAATCTACGAAACCAAACTAGTCTCGCCTGTCAAGGCTGAGAATCTGACGTGGGAGAAACGTGACGGCACCCAAGTGACCCTCACTGATCGCCAGTTGAAGCGCATGGGCCAAGAGTACGTGGTCAAGATGGCTGGCAAACTCACCGTGGCCCCCGAATCTGACAGCCGCCCCGCTGTCATCATGAATGCTGCGCCGATGTTCGGTGCAGTAGAGGCAGCACCTGCTGCCGAATCCCTGCCCTCGTGGCTCTCGTAACCATTGAACGGTAATCGTCATGTCTGAAATCATTTATCTGTCCAACGTCCGTCTGTCCTTCCCTAACCTTGCTGAACCCCAGACGCAGATCAACGAGCAGACCGGCAAAGAGCGCATCTCGTACAACTGCGAGTTCATCATGCCGCAGGATCACGCAGGCTTTGCCCAGTTCATGCAACGCTACGGTGCGATGGTGCTGGAGAAGTGGAAAGAACATGCCCAGGCTGTCATGGGCATGATCCAGCAGGACCGTAAGCTGCGCTGCTACGGTCGGGGTGATGAAAAGATCAACAAGAAGACCTTCCAGCCCTACGACGGGTATGTAGGTCATGTGTTCATCACCGCTGGCCGCGAATCGCAGCCGCAGATGATCCAAGCCGACGGCTCCCCTATCGACCCATCCAACACGATGGCCTACCAGCAGCTTGCTCGCAAGATGTACGGCGGTTGCCGAGTCAACGCTGCCGTCAAGCCGTGGCTGCAAGAGAACAAGCATGGCCGTGGCGTCCGCTGCGACTTGGTTGCTGTCCAGTTTGCCGGTGACGACACCCCGTTTGGCGAAGGCGCTGTGGACGCGTCGAATCTGTTCGGCGCTGTGGCTGGTGCTGCCGCCCCCGGTTTCGCGCCTGCCGGTATGCCCGGGTTCATGGCTCAACAGCCTGCGATGCCCGCTGCACCGTTCCCCGGTGCTCCCATCGGCCTGCCGCCCTTCATGATGGGTGGTCAGTAATCGGGTCAGGGCCGCTGTCGCTGGGGCCCCCGGTGGACCGGGCCAGCGGCCCCACTTTCAGGTTATCGTAATGAGTAACGACTATGTGTTCGACATCGAGACATACCCCAACGTCTTCACGATGGCGGTGGAACATGCGGACGCCCCGCTTCGGTGGATGTTTGAAATCAGCGACTGGCGCAACGACTCCCGTGAGATCGTTGAGTTCCTCCAGTTCCTCAAGGAAACGGGTGCGCGACTCGTGGGTTTCAACAACCTGGGGTTCGACTATCCGGTAGTCCATACCCTGATCCGCATGGGTGTGAGTTCAGCACACACCCTTTACGAGAAGGCGATGGCGATCATCCACTCACAGGATGAAGACGGTAGCAAGTGGACGCACCTCGTCAAGCCCAGCGATCAGTTTGTCGCGCAGCTTGACTTGTTCAAGATTCACCACTTCGACAACAGGGCCCGTGCCACCAGCCTCAAGGTGCTGGAGTTCAACATGCGGGCCGACAACATCGAGGACTTACCGTTCAAGGTGGGCACCACGCTCACCCGCGATCAGGTTGAAGTGCTCAAGCGATACAACCAGCACGACGTGAGCATGACCAAGGCGTTCTACCACAAGAGCCTTGACATGATCCGTTTTCGAGAGGAATTGACGCGCAAGTACGCCCGAGACTTCATGAACCACAACGACACCAAGATCGGCAAAGACTACTTCGTCATGAAGCTGGAAGAAGCCGGTGTGTCGTGCTACGACTTTTCCGACAAGGGGCGCACACCCCGGCAGACCAAGCGCCCAGTGATCCACCTAAAGGACGCCATCCTGCCGTGGATCAGCTTCGAGCAGCCCGATTTCACCCGGGTGATTCAGTGGCTCAAGGCCCAGTCGATCACCGAAACCAAAGGGGTCTTCACGGACCTCACCGCAACTGTCAATGGATTCACTTTTGTATTCGGCCTTGGAGGGATCCACGGCTCCGTTGAATCGGAGATCATCGAGTCAGACGATGAACACGTCATCGTGGACCTCGATGTCACTTCATATTATCCGAACTTGGCAATCACGAATGGGTTCTACCCGGCCCATCTCGGTAAAGAATTTGTCAGCATCTACAAGCACCTGTTCGAGCAGCGCAAGCAGTATCCCAAGAAGTCCGCAGAATCAGCCATGCTGAAGCTGGCACTCAACGGGGTGTACGGTGACAGCAACAACCAGTTCAGCGTGTTCTACGACCCGCTGTACACCATGACCATCACGCTCAACGGTCAACTGCTGTTGTGCCTGCTGGCCGAAGGGCTGATGACGATCCCCGGGCTGCGCTTGATCCAAGTGAACACTGACGGCCTGACCGTGAGGGTGCCGCGCAGCCGCAAGTTCATGGTTGATCTGGCCCGCGTTGCGTGGCAGGAGCGCACTGGTCTAAACCTTGAGGAAGCAATCTACAAGGCAATGATGATCCGCGATGTAAACAACTACATCGGTGTTTTCGAGGATGGCAGCACCAAGCGCAAGGGTGCCTACGAGTACAAGATGGGCTGGCACCAAAACGCAGGAGGCCTTGTGATTGCAAAGGTGGCCGAGAAGGTGCTGGTCGAGGGTGCGCCTATTCGGCAGACCGTACAGCAGTGGCCCGAGATCATGGACTTCATGCTGCGTACCAAGGTGCCCCGCAACAGCTATCTGGCAATCGAGTGGGACGGTCAGCCGCCCCAGCAGTTGCAGAACACCACGCGCTACTACATCGCTGAAGGCGGTGGCCGATTGTTCAAATGGATGCCCCCTCTCAAGGGTAATCAGGAGTGGCGCAAGATCGGCGTCGAGAGTGGCTGGGGTGTTCAGCCATGTAACGACATCCGTGACGCTGGCAAGCTACCGATTGACTTTGACTACTACATCAGAGAAGTGGAGAAGCTATGTCTGGGCTTGGCATGAAGTTCGATGGCGGCAAACCCCGATGGAGTTTGTTACCCAAAGGCACAGTGTTGCAAATCATCGAGGCTCTGGAGTTCGGTGCCGCCAAGTACGCCGAGAACACCTGGCAGCATGTTGAGAACGGACGCCAACGTTATTACGATGCTCTGATGCGTCACATGGAGGCGTGGTGGGCTGGTGAAAAAGCAGACCCTGAAAGCGGACTGTCTCACTTGGCTCATGCTGGATGCTGTCTTGTGTTTCTACTCTGGCTGGATCGTGACATTGCCAACAGAAAACAAACGGACGAGAGGTGCTGAGGTGCTTGAGAAAGACATCGAGAAGAAGGTCTGCGACTATGCCAAGACCAAGGGTGCGCTGGTCTACAAGTTCACCAGCCCCGCTCGTGCTGCTGTACCGGATCGTCTGTTCATCGGTCCCGATGGTCGCATGTGGTTCTGCGAGTTCAAGCGCGAGGGGCAGAAGCCCACACCAGCGCAGGAGCGTGAACACGATAGGTTGCGCCAGCACAAGGTGTCCTTGTTCGTGGTGGACAACGTGGACGACGGCAAAGCAATGGTCGATCTAATGGTGATGGGATGCTGAAAGTATTGGCGGCCCGCATCCACAAGATGCCTCCATCACCAGACCGATGGAAGCTCCGCAGCACAACTTACCAAGGCATCGCTGATGCTATGGCTGCACAGTGGGGTGGGCAATGCTAACCCCTGACCTACTCCACGGCTATCAGAAGAAGGCGGTCAATTTCCAGTGTACCCGCCCCAACTCGATGCTGTGGTTGGACATGGGCTTGGGAAAGACCATCATCACGCTGACCAGCCTCGCGCATTTGGTCAACACCGGCTTTCTGCGTGGCGTGGTCATCGTCGCCCCGATCCGGGTTATCCGGCTGGTCTGGCACCAGGAGGCTGTGAAGTGGGAGCACACCAAGCACCTGCGCTTCAGCATGGTCGCGGGCACCAAGGACCAGCGCACCCGCGCCTTGCTACGCCCTGCTGACGTGTACATGGTGAACTACGAGAATCTTGGCTGGCTTGCTGAGACCTTACAGACCTATTTCATCAAGAAGGATCGCCCGATGCCGTTTAACGGGATCGTCTGGGACGAGATCAGCAAGATGAAGAATAGCGCCACGAACCGGGTCAAGGCGTTTCGCAAAATCGCTGACCAGTTCGACTGGACCACTGGCCTCACTGGCACCCCGGCCAGCAATGGTTACAAGGACCTCCACGGGCAGTTCCTCGTGGTGGACCGTGGCGATCGTCTGGGCACCAGCAAGACGGCGTTCCGTACCCGGTTTTACCGCAAGGTTGGGCCGTACAAGGAAGTGCCCTACGAGGACACTGAGGACACAATCAAGAAGCTGATCGGCGACATCACGCTGGAGATGTCGGCTGAGGACTACAACCCGCTGCCTGACCTGATCGTCAACAACATCGAGATCGAGATGCCCGACGATCTGCGGGCCAAGTACGACAGGCTGGAAAAAGAGTTCTTCATGGTGCTCGACAGCGGTAAGGAGATCGAGGCGTTCAACCAGGCGACCCTGACCAACAAGTGTTTGCAGTTCTCTAACGGAGCCATGTACCCGGTTGCCGGGATGCCACTGTGGGAGCCGGTGCATGACATGAAGCTGGACGCCCTTGAGGACATCATCGACGAAGCCCAAGGTTCACCGATCCTGTGCGCCTACGCCTACCGCAGCGATGCCGAACGGATCATGACCCGGTTCAAAGATCTGCGCCCGATCAACCTGACTGAGTGCAAGAGCGAGGCTGCGCTCACAAATGCCATGCACCGCTGGAAAACTGGCGACTGCCAACTGATGATCGGCCACCCGGCGTCGATGGGCCACGGTATCGACGGCCTCCAGAAAAACGGCCATATCCTCGTATGGTATGGCCTCAACTGGTCGCTGGACCTGTACGAGCAGTTCAACGCTCGGGTGCGCCGCCAAGGTCAAGGGGCACCGGTCATGTGCCACCGCATCCTGATGCAGAGCACCCTCGACCAAGCACAAGCATTGGCCCTCGACGAGAAAGCCGCAACCCAAGCAGGGCTGCGAAACGCAGTCAAGCAATACCGTCAATCCAAAGGAGTATGAAGATGACGATTGAAGCCATTGAACTCTGGCACAAACGCGCCCGCCCTGATCCCACCGACAAAGACTTCAACGTGCAGCTTGGATGCCATTTTGAAGAGATCGTCGAGATGATGGACACCATCAAATTACTCGGTGCCCCCAGTGCGCTATCGGACGCCCGAGAGGTCATGCACATGTTGGCTGACTGGTTGAAAAAGGGGGTCGTGAGTGCGCAAATCACCAACCGCAAAGAGTTCCTTGACAGCATCGCTGATCAAGTCGTCACTGGTGTCGGTGCGGCCTACTGCGCGGGTATGAAAGGCGCACACGCATGTAAGCGCGTGAACACTAGCAACTGGTCAAAATTCGACGAGAACGGTCGACCGATCCGTGACCAAAACGGCAAGATCACCAAAGGCCCAAATTACCAATCGCCGGTGCTTGACGGTCTTTACTGAAAGTGTGGTACACTTGTTGCACACTAACCACTGAGGAGTAAGTGTAATGAAGCTAACCAAACTGCACAAAGAAACCATCGTCCTAGCCATCATGCAAGACACCCAACCTATCGACAAGGTGAAGCGAAGCGAGGCAATCGTCAATGCTATCGTCAAGGCGATGTCACCCGAGGTGCGCGCGGTGTACAAGACCAGACCCAAGGCGCTGCGTGAGAAAAACGTTAAGTACACCAACCAGTATTCCAAATGGGGCAATACCATTGTGGGTGACGTGACCGATGCACAGATCAACGAGATCGTTGCACCGTACGAGAAGGAGGAGCAAGAGCGCGATGGCATGCGCCTCAAGCTGATCGCTGCGTTCGGGGGCATCAACACACTCAATCAAGCACTGACAGCTTTTCCCGAGTTCAAGAAATACTACCCGACTGAGGCGCAGCCGACCAAGAACCTGCCAGCACTGGCAAACGTGATGACTGACCTGGCCAAGCTGGGATGGCCCAGGCAAGGAGTTGCAAAATGATCCGTGAAACCATCGACTGGCTGAAAAGTGTGTACACAACCCCAAGCGCCGAAACCTTGGCCCTGCTGGAACTGGAAGACAGCAAGCGAGGGCTGTTGGAGGCTCAGACAGCCCGCGAATACGCCGACGCCATGTGCAAGTACCGCGAGGCGCAGGTCGAGCGCCTGACGGCCTATCTGCGCAACGGCACCGAGGAGCAAGCATGACCACATTGTCTTTTCACCTACCGGAGGAGGCACCTTGGGTGCACTGAACCGTGGAAAGCGAGTCATTGCTGCCATTGCCGCCATTGCCGAGTTCGGCGAGATCACTGCGATGGAGTTGGCCGAGCATTTGGGGGTCACCCGATATGACGCCCACGCAGTCCTGCGGCGCATGAGCAAGCGCACCAAGGCCGGGGTCAAACGCATCCATGTTGTGCGGTACATCCACGACCACGACGGCTCCCGCAAATACCCACGGGCCGTCTACGCGATGGGTGACAAGCCTAATGCCAAGAGGCCCAAGGCTGACCAACTCAAGGTCAAGCGGGAATACTACGCCCGGGCAAAGTCTCGCACGACCATGAACAGCGTGTTCAATCTCGGGTTGAAGTGGAGAGCGGCGTCATGAGCATGAAATGCCCAGAATGCGGGGCTTGGACTTCGGTTAAGGAGACCCGCACCCGTAAGACTAGAAACACCACAGTGCGTCGCTATGAATGCGCCAACCTTCACCGGTTCACCACAGAGGAGATTGTCAAAGATGAAATGCTGCGACGAGTACGGGAACTGCAACCAGGGCCGCGATTGCCCTGCAAGATTGGCAAAAGTGAAACACCGATACCCGAAACACCCAGAATCAGTGTTTAGGTTCTACGTAGCCCGACAACTGAAGGCGCTGGCAAAGTGGGCACTCCTCGCAATTCTCGGGTGGGTGTTCTGTGTCCCGGTTCTTTACTTGCTCTTGCGAGCGTAAAACAGGGTGCGGTCGCCAAACAAATAGAACCCAACAGCGCTGGCAAAGTTGTCTACGGACTCGCTGTTAACGCTGTTGACCTTGAGATACGCCCAAGTACCCAGCACAAGGACACCGACAGCAGGGCGCATCAGGCGCACCGCAGCCTCAACCCAAGGATATGAGGGGTTGGTGCCCCCTGCATCGTTCATGGCCTTGAACATATCCAGATCGAGCTGGCGCATCTTGACGTACTCGTCTACGTTCACCGGCTTGTAAGTGTCGGTCTGGATGAACCGACCAATAAGGGATTTCCCTAAGTCAACGGCCAACGGACCGAGGGCGGCAAGAATGGTTAACGGGTCCATCAGGGGTACTCCTTGTGAGGCAGTTGAAAATGCGGGCCGTCCTTGAACGACTTCCAGTCCCCACCCCACTCGATTGGGACTTTGACCTGGTTGGCCGCTTCCTTCATTGCAGCAGCGATCTTGTCGTATAGCGGCCACGACCAATTGACCTGTTCGTCCACCCATGCCCCCAGATCGACGGCGTGACCTGTCAGGTGCCGGGAGTTCATTGTCTGGCTGGCCCCTGATGCCACCAGTGTGCGCTGGCGATGGGGATCGCGGACACCTTCGAGCACGAGGAAGTCCACCGTGGTTATGTGAATGGCACGTTCGACGACTTTCACAAGGTCCGGGTGGACCCCTTGAAGACGCATCTTTGATCTGGGACCAAGCTGGAACACGTCAGTTGCCTTTCCAGTGGTTGATGACGAAGACAACGACGCCCGACACCGCTGACACCACGGTCATGCCGAACCACAGGCCACCTTTGCCCTTGTTGGCGAGTTCCAAAAGCTGTTCAAGCTGGCGTTCCATCTTGTCCACCTTCTTATCCATATCCTGCACTTTTTGCAACAGACCCCCGTATTTCACTGGGTCGATTTCAGCATTTTCGAACGACATCGGTGTTACCTCACAAACTCATTTTCAACATTGCGATCAGGTGCCAGCATGTTGACACCGGCGGCGGTTGTGCCAGTCACTGTCGCGCGGGCTGGCGCACTCCACTTTGACGGATCACCGATCAGTCGCAATACCCGGGTGCGCTCGGCAGCGGGCAGCGACTCCAGCAGGTTCGCAGCACCCTCGGGTGTTTTGAGTGCCTCGGTCAAAGTTCCCATCGTTTTCCGACCGATTTTGTTTTCCAAGATGTTCAGCGACTTATTGGTCGCTGTGATCAGGGCACTCATGTACGACGGAAAACGGAACTTGCTCATGTGCTGGAGCAACAGTTCCTTGAGCGCGGTCTGGCCACCTTCAACTTGCGACTTGATGGTGGCGTTGCGCAGCACCTTGGCTGCCTCGGAATGCAAGGTGTCCAGTGTGTTTTCGGCCAACTCGACTGCGATGTTGTATTTGCCCGGGCCGAGAATCTTTTCCACAGTTTCCGGCGACTCGCCTTTCACAAGGCGCACAAAGGCGTCCTTGTCATTTTTCCACAGGTCCAGGGCTTTACCGCTGAGTTTCTGCTTGGCGATGTCCTGCATCCCCTTGGCGTAGTCTTCGAGATAGGATCGGTAGCCTTTACCGCCAGCAGCTTCCACGGCGTCCACGATCATGGGTTTGACGCGAGCCATGACCGAGGCAGCGGCCTCGCGCTGGACGCCTGGGTCTTGACCTTTGAGCAGATCACGCACAGCGGCGTTGACCGAGTTCTTGCGGATTGCGTCGAGGGCTCTGGCGTCGATGACACCGCCCTTGCCTGTCCACTCGATCAAATCGCGGGTCAGGTTGTCCACGGACGCCCTCATGACATCGTTGCCAGCAAACTCAGGGTCGCGGGTGATCTTGCGCAGGCTGTCCACCAGCGGCTGAGTTTCCAACGGCTTAACGCCAGCAGCACGCAAAGTGTCGGCAGCGGCTTGAGAGTACCGAGAACCTTGACCGAGATTGAGGGAGGCATCAGCGGCTTTCGACGCCCAACGTTCAGCATCTTGCGCCAAGCTTCCCATGTGATTGGCTTGCTGGCCGGGGATGATTGTGCCAGTCGTGTCATCGATACCGTATTTGTAATAGGCATCGATTGCTTTGTTTTTGCCACTTTCCAGCGTCCGAACTTGCTGCACCTTTTGAGCAGCAGCGGCTGCGTCTTGCGCGGCTTGGTTCTCCAGCGCCGCCACATCCATGCCCTTGTTGGCACGGGACAGCGAAGCCTGGCGGGCAGGGCTGGTGATGTCGTTGAGGGTCTGTTTGGCGACTTGGTTGGTCGTGCGGGCCTCAGTTGCCGTGGCACCGCCTGCCAGCTTGACTAAAGCGTTGAGCGATACTTCGCCTTGGGACTCCTCCAGCGCCCGCAGGAAACGAGGATCGCGGGCCGTGGTGCGGGCGATCAACGCCTGCCATGTCGGGCTGTTGATGTCGGCAGTAGCCTGCGCGGCACTCACACCCGTACCCTGCGAAGCCTTGAGGGCGTTGATCGCCTCGGGCAGGTCCGGGCCGAGGGCGTTGCGGGCGATGCTGGCCGCCTTGTTCTGGGGCATCTGGCGCAGATCGGCCAGTTTCCCCAGACCCTTTTGGAGCAGCGGACCAACGACACGCCCACCTGCTTCAAAGGTGGCACCTTCGAGAATGTTGCGCACCGGCTCGATGACATGTGCTGCTCCTTGGCGCGGGGCCTTGCCGCCGAGGTACACGTCGGCCAGTTCGAGGGCCTCCTTGGCGATGCCGTAGCCCAGACCAGCGCCACCCACGGCACCGGTGGCCGTGCCCACGGGGCCGAGCACCGTTCCAGCACCACCGCCCAGCAGAGCACCACCGCCAGCACCTAGCGCCTCGACTACCGGGGCGGCGTAGGGGCGAACAGCCTGATACACCCGTTGGGTTGTGGTCAGGTCTTGCCGAGCACCGGGGGAACCCTCGGATGCGGCGGTGCGTGGGCGCAGCGACTCAGGTAGCCCAGGTGCAGCGGGTTGGCTGATCGCTGGCAATTGGGATTGGATCATTGACTGCGCTTGCTCGGGGCTAGTGCCCTCAGGCACCTCGAACCGAGCCACGCGACCATCGGGTAGCTGGAAGCGGGCGATAGGCATTATTCAAACCCCAAGAACTTGACGCCGCCGGCTGCTGGTGCAGTGGGTGCAGCGGGTGCTGCCCCACCAGCGCGATATTGAGCGTTTGACACGCCTTTGCGGATCACGTCTTGAAGGTCCATCGCTGCTCGGATGAACTCCTTTTCATCGGTCGAGGTGGACATCCGATTGATGGCGTCCGTACCCTTTGCACCTTCTTTTTCCGTGATTGCGCCGCCACCCTTGAGAGCCTGGAACGCTTCGAGGAACGAGGCGCCTTTAATCTGGTCGAATCGAGCCATGAAGCCAGCTTCATTGGTGCCCGGGACGAGTCGATAACCCGGAAGCCAAGTGGCACCCACTGCACCCTCAAAGCCGGGGTGCGGTTTCTCACCTTTGAGCAGTTGACCGGTCTTGGAGTCACGTTTGCCGACCAACTCGTCGATCAAGCGGATACCGTCTTCGGCACGACTAATGATCTGCGGCAATGCTTGCTGCGCTGCCACACTGCCCTTGGCGATGGCTTCGCCTGTTGCTTTGGCTGCGCCCATGCGCTGCTGGAACGCAGGATCGGCTTCCCGACGTGCGTTTTCCTCCAACACCGCGACACGGCGACCTTCGAGGCCGATGCGTAGACCTTCGTTGCGGATGCGATCGGCTTCACCCGGGCCCATTGTCTTGGTCTGAGTTCCGATGGTCTTGAGTTCGCCGGTGACCGGCTGGAACGTGCGCGACACGACCTGCCCGCCCACGTCGGTGGTGGACAACTGCGGCTTGTTCATTTCCATGAACTTTTCGGTGCCCAGCTTCGACTCATTAATCAGTCGAGCAAGACCGCCGGGAGTCTGGATCAGTTGTGCGATGCGGTCGCGGGATTGATCGGCAGTCACTCCACGGGCAGCTAACGCAGGTCCAATGATCGGATCTTTGTGGTTGGCCTCGTGCCATGCGACATACGCTTCGGCAGCATTGGGGGCGTTGGGGTCCAGCGTTTCAAGAAAGCCACGGGAACGCTTAAGCGCGGCGTCTAGCACCTCACCTTCGGTCTTGGATTGGGTCAGGCGCTGGGTTTTGGCGTCACCAAGTTTCTTTTCAATGTCGGGCAGCTTGGAGCCGTAGCCTCCTGACGCCATCGAGGTGCGCAGACGATTGATGTCCACGTCGCCGGTCTGAGGGTTGTAGGCTTCAGCATAGGCGCGGTTGAGCGCGTTGGTGGCGTCTTGTTCACGCTGGGCTTGCTGCATTTGCAACTGCGCCAGTTGGTTGTGCTGTTGGGCGTTCTGGATCGCGATTACACGACCGTATTGGGCCAACGGGTCTTGGTGTTCGATACCGTTGCCACCGAGAGCGATTGCGGGGTTGATAGCCATGTTGACTCTTTACCCCATAGTAGCCATGTACGGTACTTGGTACGATGGGTATGTGGTCGGGGGGATCGTTGACGTTGGAACGCGAAGCGCGTTCAGCATGTTCTGACCCTGCGAGTAGTTCAGGTAAGTGCCCAGACCTTGAGTGAGTGCATTGGCACCCCCCACATAGCCGGATGCACGAGCAGCAGCGCCACTCGTCAGGGATTCCCCGACGTTGGACGCCATCGTTTGACCAGCTTGCCCAAGTTGCTGCGCAGTAGTTTGACCAACCCCCGCGAGGGACTGCAACGGCTGGAGGCGTGCTGCGCGTTCGGTTTGATACCGATTGAAAGCATTTTGGTACTCCTGAGAGCCAAGGTCTTGACCAAAGCGTTGGATGCCTTTGAGCGTGGCACCCGAGAGCAGGCCACCACGGGCTGCGGCTGACCGTTCCAACGCCTTCATGCCTTCTGACATACGGAACCCATAACCCGGGTCAGCTTGGAATTGAGACATGCCGAACGGGGTGTAATCGGTTGCCAGCGGCACCAGCTTATTGAGCGCCTGTTCGCCTGCCTTGAGCCAAGGCATTTGATCTTCGCGTGTTTGGCGATACTGCTCGTTCTGAAGCTGTGCCGCACTATCAGCGGCAGCGGCCTGGGTGCCTGCTGCACTTTTAGAAGCACTCGCACCAATAAGAGAACTGGCGACAACGGAACCAGCAACCCAAAAAGTCATGGCTGCCCCTCGATTTCTTTGTGTTTGACCTGATTACCGAGAATGTACATCGAATCGGGGTCAACCTCCACCAATTCGGCTTCGGCTTCTTCGACTGTCTTTGACTCGGTGGTGTGGAAGGTCATGCAAAGCGTGTCGGTAACCGCATACACCGCCCGCTTTGTCCCGGGTTTACTTTGAAACAAGTGCGGTCCGGTGACCTCTTGTGCATTTCCATCACCGTCCGTGATCTGGACAGTTCCCGACACGATGATATAAAAATGTTCTTTTTTGTGGACTGCGCCGACCACGAGCACCCCGGCGTGACGAAACACTTCACGGCAGTACATGCCGCCATGGAAGTAGTGCTTTGTCTCAGGTTCGTATTGCGGCAGCTTGGTTAACTCCCGCTGTAGTGATTCCACCTTCTGCCGCATTATCTGCTGCGGCGCAACCCCGAACCCGTCACCGTAGGTTACTTTCACTGAGTCACCTCACGACCACTGACCCGCATGTTGATTGCGCTGGCCGTCCCGGCAATCGTCGAGATGAAATCGCCACTCCCCAAGACCTGACCCACCAGTTCCGGGAACGTGTAAATCTCGGACGGCTGGAGCGTCTTGGTCTTGGTAACCAGGTTGGTGTTACCGGCGGTACCAGCGGTAGTGACCAAGTTGACCGAGATCGTTGCAGCCGAGGCGCTGTAATTGGTCGCCGTGAACTTGTCAATGATGGTGGTCACGTTAGTGGCCGTGTACTGCGTGGTCTGGGTGTTCTCGACAGTTTTTGCCGGGACCAGAACTTTGACGGTGACTGTCATGTTGAACTCCTTATGAGGGTCCCAACGAATCGTTGGAGTCCTACTGCGTCATTATCCAATTTGTGCCATCGGAAACCAAGGTGGCGTTTGCACCGACCACGGCTGGCAAGATGGCCGTCGTGGCAGCACCACCAGCCAGCGGCACCACATTAACCGAAGCTGACACGAGGGTTTGGGCTTGGTAATTCTGGAAATGCAGGACCCGGCCAACATTGGTGCTGGCGCTGGGCAACGTCGCGGTGCAAGTCGAACCGGACTTGTTGCTGATCAACCAAGTCTCATTGCCAGCAACTGTGAAGTCGGTAGTCTTGGTCGCCGGGGCTGAACTCAATCCAGCAATCGCCGCAGTGACCACACCAACATCGAACTGCGGGGCGACCTGCAACGCTTGAATCTGTTTTTGCAATTCGGCAATCTGGTCCAACAGATCATTTTGCGACGGGGCCGATTGCAACGCTTGAATCTGTTTTTGCAACTCGGCATTCTGCGCCAACAGATCATTTTGCGACGGGGTCGATTGCAACCCCAGCATCTCTTTCTGCAACTCGGCATTCTGCGCCAACAGATCATTTTGCGAGGGCGCAAGGTTTTCGCTGGCGTTGTTGACAATGTGGTTGACCTCGTCAACCGTCAGCGCAGGTGGTCCTTTTTGTACATCGTCAAGTGAAATGCTACTGCCGCCCTGTGACTGAAACAAGGACAGGAAAAACAAATACCATTCACGCGAGACTGTGCCCGATCGCGGGTCAATAAACGCGACCCGTGGTGGCGTGATTGGTACGTTGACCGGGTTAGGCATTCGTCGGGCTCACGAGTAGTTCCGCGCCCACAATAGCAATCTTCACGGGGTCGGTGCCGCTGACCTCATACACACGGTCGCGGATTTTCATCGTCATCCCCAGACGACGCCAGATAACGCGGCGGTAGTATTCGCCGATCTTACCGATGCTGACCCATTTCTCGCTGGACCATGTGTGCCCGCCATCGTCAGACCAGCGCAGCATGACTTGAGGGTCACTGCCTTGACTAAGGGTCAAACCCACGCCTGTCTCCAGATCAAGCTGAAGGCTGTGTTGCGCGGTGCGTTTAAGGTTGTTCTGGTCGGTGGGCAGCGCCCTCCATGACCGAAGCCACTTCTGGATGCTGCCGTTGTCCGAGTAGTTCTCAAGGTCGAATGCGTAAACATTGGCGTTTTGGTAGTCACCCACCAATACATCGCCTTGGAAGAATGCTTGGCAGTTGCTGCGGTGACGGGTGAACTCACCGTTGGTAAACCCGCCCCGCTCGTGCCATGCTTGCGTTGCCGCGTCATAGACCCATGTCGTGTCGGCCTGCGGAAAGATCAGTACGTAGAAGCTGTGGCCGTCCTGTTGGTATGTGTACCCGATGGCGTCCGACATGTTGTCGTACTGCTGGATTTGCCACTCAACAGCATGGGTCGAGACGCGCTGGCCGGTGTAGCCGTTGGCCCGGTAGACGATGCCCTGGCCTCGGGCATCTTTGCCCAGCCAGAACAGGCCGTTGTCCATCTTGGCAATTGAGTACGGGGCAGCACATCCCAGTTCGTTGTACGCACCCTGGATGCGCGACAGGGGGAAGTCTGCGTTGCCGCTGTTGTACCAAACCTCGACCGAGTTGGTGCCAAACACCCAGACTTCCCGATGGTCCGCAATGATGCCAACCACACCGTCCGGGGAGCCTTCGGCGCTGGCGAAGTCCAACGGGTCTACGCTCAGACCATCCAGCAATCCGGTGACCCAAATCTTCTGGCTATTGGGCTCGTTGAATACGAAATACCCATCAAGGTAGGTCACGGTCACCGCGCCCGGAAAATCACTGTCCGTGATTTGGGCGAAGGCGTTGGTCGTGGCGTTGTATATGTAGCCGGGACCGTTGCAAGCCACGAACAACTGAGTGCCGTTGTCGGCCATGCTGACTGGACCACTGGTGCCCGCCACGGTGCCCAGCGTGGTCACTGCGTAGGTGGAGTCCACCTTGTACAACTTGTCGCGGCTGACCACGTACAGGTTGTCGTTGAACTCCCACATGCCCCGAATCGGCCCGATGCCCACGGATACCTTTAACTTGAGGCCCGGTGCGCGGTTCAAAAACGCTGGCTCTTTGCCCCCCTCTGGGATGATCTCAGGGAACAGATTGACCATGCGTGCGTCCGCAGCATTGACGCTGCGAGCGACGTAGGAGGAACCGAGGATCGGGGTCTTCATCAGAAGTTACCGGCGTAGATATTGAACCGTTGCCGGTTCGCCACGACAGCGTAGGGCATACTCATGATGTCGTCCGGGTTGTTGATGCGCTTCAAGTTGCGCTTGCTGGTCATGGCAATACGCTGAACCTGTGGCGACGGCTCAACGCCGAACTCGGGGGCGATCTCCATCGCCAAGTTGTAGGTGAAGGCTCGCATGTATCCAGGTGGAAAGTACAACTGGGTCGCCAGATCGGCTGGTTGTGCCAATTCCTGCACCGAGACAAAATGCCACTCCAAAACCTGTGTGGGTTTGGGGTAGACGAACATCTCGACATTGGGGAATGTCTCGTTGACGAAGATGACCTGCGGGAAAGTGGATGTGGCCGTCTTGACAGCGATGCCGTTGTACTGGTCTTGGTTGATGAACTTGATGCCATACGACACGCCGCTGGGGGCGCGGTAGTAAGTGGCAGTGTCCAGCAGCACAGGACGGTTACCCACGAAGTCGCCAGTGGGGCCGAGGGTGCGACGAATCTCGCCCGCAGGCCAACTGAAAACCTGGTCTTGGGTGGCGAAGACAGACAACCGCTCGGTGTTCCACGAGTCGATCATCTGGTTCATTGCCAGAAGCGCGTCTTGGCTTGTTGCCGCTGACGGGGTTTCACCTTCGGCCAATACGCCGAGCAACCGCAACGCCCGGTTAATTTGATCGCCCGCCGTAGTAGCCATTTCAGATCTCTTCGGATTCGTCGCTTGCCAGCGTGTCGCTGTTGGGCTGTTCGATAGGTTGTCGGGTCACACGACGCGAATACTTGCGCTTGGTAGGCGATTCTTCGACGGATGCCGATTCAACCGGTTTCTCAGCGGGCGCGTCGGGGGTGTAGCGCGTCCATCCGAGTTTTTCGTCGTGTTCGAGTTCTTGCGCGTTGATGGCAACTTTGGCGCCGTGGATGGGGTGTACGAGTACGACGTTCATGATAATGAAACAGGGCCGAAGCCCTGTTTTCAGTTGCTAACGATTAGGAAATGCGGTAGCAAGTCCAAGCACCGTCGCCGGTCTTGCGGGCGCGGAAGTGACCCGAAGTGCCAGCGGACACCGTACCAGCGCCGACCAGAGTCCAGCCGGTGCCGACGGCGACCGTGATGGCATCCGAGCCAGCAGCGTCGATGTTGATGACATAGAAGTCAAAAGCAGCGTTCACTTTGACAGCGTTCGGGATGCCAGCTTCCAGATCTGCCACGGTGGGCAGAGTCAGGTTGCCGGCGGTGCCGTTGAAGGTGAACAGACCATTCGATAGTTGAGCAGCCGTTGCGGTCGCAGCAGCGGTCAGAGCGGTCGGGGCGCCTTGCACCAGCAGTTGAGCTTCAGAGACATTACCTGCGCCGAGTTGGTAACCACCGCCACCATTAGGGAGAGCCATGACAATTTCCTTTCAAGATTGAGTTCGGGAAACGGGGGCCGAAGCCCCCGGTTTCAGATTAGCCCCACATACGGCAGCCCATCTGCGGACGGATCGTGTTGTAGCCATACAGAACGTCAACACGGCACGGCATACGGTCGTTGTTGATGTCGTACTGGCGAACCACCCGCAGGCTGATGCCGTTGTGAACGGCACGGCTGGCCATGTCCACGCCTTGCGGCAGCAGCAGGTCAGCGGTGGCGAACGCGATGGCGTCACGATGGTAAGCGAGGTTCTGAGCGTAGGTGCCACCAGAAGCGCCGATGAAGGTCACAGCCTTGCTGCTGCCAGGCAGGCTCACGACGGTAGCCAGAGCGCTGGAGGACGAGTACATCGGAGCCACGGTGATGTTACCTTCACCAGACGAACCCAGAGTCACGTCAGCCAGAGCGACGAACTGGAACAGCGAACCGGTGGACTCGCGGGTCTGCGGGTTGGCGGCAAAGCAGCCATCCACGGTGAACACGTCGCCAGCTTTCACGGTGGTGTTGTTACCAGCGCCAGTGATGGCGATGGTGGTTGCACCCTCAGTGGTCACGGCGGCAGATGTCGAGCCGGTAGCGGCGGCACGGGTGCCGACGGTGAACGACTTGATCGACTGGCTCATGTTCACTTCCTCGTAACCCAGCACATTCTCACCCATCATGCCGTTCTTGAACTGGCGGGAGATCACGTCGGTGGGGTTGAAGAAGCCGGACAAGCCGTTCACCAGCGCAGCGTTGGCGGCGGGGTTCACGGTCAGGTAGCGCGGCGACATGGTGGCGGCGTTTTCGTTCAGCTTCTGCTGGGCTTGCAGCATCACTAGCGCGGTGCTGGGGGCAGTGCCGGGGGTACCAACAGAGTTACCGAACTGCTTGAATGCGTTGGCAACGTCAGCGTCCACGGTGGATGCCAACTGACTGATGCGAGGCTTCAGAACACGCTCAGCGAAGTCGTCCAACTGCATGGTCAGTTCGGCAGAGGTGAAGTTGATGCCAACGTGCTTCTGCGATGCCACGGTCAGGGTGGTGTACTGTTCGTTGTCGTCCTGAGCTTGCAGGGCGGCACCGTCAGTCACCAGAGCGCGGTCGGGCAGGCGGATACGCAGGGTCGAACCGATCTTTGCGCCTTCGACAGCAAAGCTGTCATCGTACTGGCGGTTCACGTTGCGGGTGATCACGAGGTTGTTCTCCAGAATCTCCAGAGATTTGCGCGTGATCATGTCAATGGTAAGAAGGCTGTTTGCCATGACTCAAGTCCTAAATTAACGGTTGCGGAGTGCCCGAGCCTTGGCAATTTGTCGTTGACGCTCGGCGGCGATCCACTCCGACGCACTCATGGTCTGGACAGACCGAGGATCGGTGGTATCAGTGATACCCGGGTTCACAGCGCGAGCAGTCACCGGGGAAATCGGCGCCGGCGCAGACGTTGTTTTCTTTTGGGGAGGTTCGGTGCCAAGTTTGACTTCGATCTTCCCAATTTCACGCGCTTGTAGGAGCGGCGACAGACGCGAGATGCGATCAGCTTCTTTCGGGTTACTGCCCAGCCAGTAGGCCAGATCAGGCCCGATGTCGGACGCTTTGATTACCCCTGCCATTACATCGGTGACTCGGATGTTCGGGTTGTAAGCGACCTGTTCAAAGTCGGCGTACTTGACCCGAGCGTCTTCCTCACGCTCTGCGTAGGCGTCCTCAATCTGAGCGCGTTGCTTTTGAATTTCTCGCTGTGCGATCAGTTCTTCGGCCTTACGGACAGCCAATGCTTCCGCATATGCTTCCGTGGTTTCAAACTGATCAGCAGGCGGTAACTCTGCTGGCACCGACTGCCGCGCTTGCATCTCTGCTTGCTTGGCTTGCTGCTCACGTTCCCACTTACGTTGCTCTCTTGCGAGGCGCTTGCCGATCATCGCATCGAGTTCGGCCTGAGTGAATTTCTTCTCTTCGGCTATCTGCCCTTGCTGATTCTCAGCGGCTTCCGGCGCGTTTTGTGCCTGACCCGTGGTGGCCGTCACCTCGGTGGCTGGCGCGGAGTCTACTTCCGCTAGGTGTTGGACTTCATCAGTCATTTCATGTTCCAGAGGAACCCCGGTGAACCCCGCCGGTAATAATGGTTTTGAACATCACCGATAGTAACTGATATTCAGTTTTGCACCGGATGCTTGTTCAATGAAACGGATTTTGCTCAAGTCGCCGTCATATTGCAAGGGGATGCCCACAGCAAGCGGCATACCGACAGAAGCGGTCGGCGCAACGCCATCATCGCGCCAGCGAACGCCCTGGGATTCAGCAACGATCAAGGCAAATGCGGGAGGGCAATTAAGACCATTGGCGTCGGTTGTTGGCAGTGTCAGACCAGCCGACGTGCCCAAGCTGATGATCTGCTGGTAACCGAGGCACGACGTAACGACTTTGAGGAGGTTGTTCGCCATTTTAAAATCTCCGTGGCGTGGTGAATGAACGAAGGGCGTATGCTACTTCGGTTACGGTTTGTGGGGTCGCGCTGAAATTCCAGTTCAGATTGTTCCCAGCATCAACGTTGCCCGCACTCGTCAGCGAGTTCCAGATTGCACCGCCCGTAGCGTTAATGTCCTGGATGGTGCAAAAACTGACGTTGACCGTACCAGACGCATCGGTCAGAGTTGCGCGGGCGCCGACCGTCGAACTGTTGAGCGTGATCTGGTTGCCGCTGGTTCCCGAGACACTGAACGCGCTAACCGTGGTTATTGTGCTGGCCGGAAACGTAATCGTTGCAGGCTGCACAGTGTTGGCGATGTTGGCGAAGGTGTTTGCTCCGCTAATGGCCAACGCGCCAGCGCCGCCTTGGGCCAGAGTCCCAAACGACTTACCACCTCCAGCGAATGTCTTAGCGCTGGCGCTGGTCATAGTGATGGTGGATGCGCCGGCGTTGACCGTCACATTCGCAGCGTCAGTGGAGGTGTTCCATGCAACACCGCTACCCGTGACTGTCCAAACACTGCTGCCCGTTGTCATCGTTTTTGCGCCGCCAGCCGCTGTGGCGAACGTGTTGATTGACACCGCTTGGCCGTTGGAGTCAATCGTTCCGTTTGTCAGCGTCATCGTGCGCGCGGAGCCAACAGTAAAAGAATCAGCGAACCGCCAAGACCCGCCGACACCGTTGAAGTTGACATTGCAGTTGAGGGTCTTGCCTGCGCAAGTGATGACGCGAGGGGTGGCGCTTGTGGATGCGAACGTGGTGGTGTTTGCGCCATCGGTCAACGTCATGCCAGACGATAGCGTCAAATTGCCGTAGATCGTTTGTGCTGCGCCATTGCCAATCGGGTACGTTCCAGTGAACCCTGAAAACACCAGGTTGTTATATCTTGTGTTGGGGGCATTGCTGAACGAATCACCGCCTCCGATAACCGTGGCGTTCAAGCCGTTGGCTTCCGTATTTCCAGCAGTGCTGGCATGGTAAATCAATCGGCTACCAGTCGAACCTGAATAAGTGAAATCAACCGCATAGGCTCCGACGAGGGTTAAATTCGTCAAGTCTCGGAAGTCCCAAGCGACAACACCAGCAGACCCCCCACCAGTGGCCACAAACTTGCCACCACCGAAAGAAATTGACCGGGTGTTGGTGTTGTTGCTCCAGATTCTTGCCGCCGTCCAAGTGAACCCGTTAAGCGCCAAAGAGCCTGTGGTGAATGTCACAAGCCCGGCAAACGTGGGCGACCCGGACAACGACAGCGCGATGTCTGCTTTGTTGATGGTAGCGTTCGTGCAAGCCGCTGTCGCTGCCACAGTGACTCGGGCAGCGGTTCCGCTCCCAGAGTCAAAGTTCACGGTGTCCGTACTGTTAGGGATACCCGCACCACCGGCCCCACCCGATGACGCCGACCAGTTTGCGGAACTCGCGTTGTCCCAAGTTCCGTTACCGCCAACCCAATAGTATGTAGCCATCAGAATACCGCCCTAGAGATTTCGTAGGCGTACACAACACCACCCAAGACCCGGACATTCAAAAGAATTTGACCGCCCCCAGTGAAGTCTGCGCCGCCAGCCAGCACCATGTAAGGGCCGTTCTGCAAGGTCACGTTTGCGTTGCATGTGATCAAGACAATACGTCCGCTGACACCGTTGATGCTCAACTGCGTGACATTCGTTGCGACGGTGGGGGCAAAGTCAACAAATGACGCAGCGCCCATTGCCAGAACACCGGCGGCAACAGCCGACTCATTGATTACCCCACCATTCCCTAATGAAATCCCGATGTTGGAATACAACGGGAACTCGTTTAGAGAATCGGTCAGCGGAACAATGCCCGTGTTTACGCCCGTGGTAAGGTCATTGATTTTCAGTGTACTCGTGCCAGCCCATGCTCTACGAGGGCGAAAGATATTGCCTTGAACGGTAGCTGTTGGGTTAGAGCCAGTCAGCCTGACACCGTTAATGTTCGCCGCTGATGCGCTGTTGTTGTAGATGAAATTGTCGCGCACAACCTTCGACCGACCATTCGCATCGCCATCGGTGTAAAGATCGATACCGATTGTGCCAGCATGGCTCAGTTGCATCTCATTGGCAAAATACACGTTGCCATACGTAGCATCTGTGCTGCGAATACCGGTGGCAAAACAAGTGGTCGATGTACCGAAAAAGAACGAATTGCTGACAGTGGTTGACGTGCCTCTGTCATAAACAACTGTGTTCTCAACGCCTTCAAAGTAACAATCGTTGATGATTGTCTTGCGAACGCCTGTGCCAACAACGATGCCATTCGTCACAGTAGAACATTCGCACTGCTCCAGCAAAGTTGACAAACTACTTGGGGCAGGGGGTGCGCCAGCCCCACCAATGACAAAACCTGTAGCGAACCCTCGGGTAGTTACGTGCTCAAAACGCAATAGTCCGCCGGATAAGGTAGAGGTTGCGCTAACGCTTACCGCCGTTCCAGTTCTAACAGTGCCAGGAAGAGCAACCAAATCGTCATTCATCACATAACAGTTGCGAATTGTTGCCGCATAGCCATGTTCGATATAAATCCCGTCTCCTGACCCTTTTTGGCGAATTTCACATTCTTCAATAGTAGAATAGTCGCCAGAAAAACGATCTAGCGACATAACAGGGTTGCTACTGTCACCTTGAAAACGTATGTTGCGAATGCGGTAAGTATTACTTGCTGCGGCTGATGGGCCAAGCGTATTGTCAAACCTGAATGTGGGGTCAGTGTCGGGCGAAGTAATTCTGGTTCCATTAATGGACGGGTTATCAAGAAAACCCGATGCCGCGCCGTCCCCATAAATGATGAAAACATCGCCGCGATATTCGCCAACACTGGAGGGAGGAATTGTGATTTTTGCTTTGTAATCTCCAGCAGGGACGTAAACAGATTTACCCGTCGTCCATGCTTCTGCGATTGCATTGGCAAAAGCTGCTGTGTCATTCGTGACGCCATCGCCTACAGCGCCAAAATCCAACACACTCAAGCTCTCTCGCAGCTTTACCTGGACCGTAGTGGCAGCCGTGCCTGTCCCTGACTGCAAAAAGCCGATAAGTGATGAACCATTGGGCTGTGCTAACCGAACAAAAACGTCATCGTAAATACCACTGCCGTTACCCGTGATATTGTCGTATGTGGCAATCGTCACATCCGATGAATTTTTCAGTACAAATTTGTAGCTAACCGCGTCAGTAAGCCAAATCTCGCCCCCATTTGACACGCGCCCCGCCGAATCAAGAACGATAGGGTTTGCGTGGGCCACATTGCCCGCGTTAGTGGTGTACGTGGTTTGCTGCGTAGTAGTACCGGATGCGTAGCTGTACAACTTGCCGCCGGTCAATGGGGTACCGTTGCTATCAAAAAATTGAGCGCCCGCCCCTGCCAACATGGAAAGATTGACCGTCATTTCGGCTCCTTATGCGAGGAAATTTAGCTTGGGGGAGGAGCCGGAATGCCGCGCCAAGAACAACGCGCCCACGAAATCAGCGCATCCCATTCATCTCTCCTTGGTCGGGTGCTTCCATTGCTTCCATTTGTGGAGTCTCGCGCACACCATGCGTGCCGGCCACCAGATCGCCAGTGTCCACCGCAGCCGCAATGGTACCCATCACAATATCCTGAATCTGCTCGGGGGTCATGCTGGCCTGCATAGCACTGATGCGCTGGGTCTCGGCGCTGTACGCCTTGACCTCGGCCTCGAACTCCTTGATGGCAAGTTCTTTGGCTTCCATGCTCTGCTGCACGTTCTCCAGCATGGCTTGCATGACCTGCATCTGCTGAGCCATCTGCTCCATTTGCTGATTCGCTGCCACCAGAGCCGGGTTGTCCTCGTCGGCCAACACCTTGGGGTCAAGGGTCTTCTGAAACCGCTTGGCGAGTTCTTGGGCACCAGGCCAATCCATGTTCTTGACGAATAGGTCACCGGCCACGCTCCACAGTTGCGGGTTACCTTGCAGCAGTTGGGCCATCGACTCAAGGGCTTCCTGACGCTTAGTGGCGTAGCCGGGGCCGGTGACAACGCGCACGTCGTACTTGCCGACAGCCGGGTTGTAGATTTTGTCGATCACGACGCCTTCTTGGTTCACGATCTTCTTGACCGGTTCCTGCTGCATCGGGTTCATTTTGACGGTCGATGGTCCGCCGTCTTCGCCAATGATACGAGCGATCCGCTCGGTATCGTAAATCTTGGGGATCAGATCCACCAACTGACGACCCACATGGCGAATAGCACGAGCCAGATTATCCACATAGTGATAGGTTCCCACGTCGCCCTCACGCTGACGCGCAAGGATTGCCTTACCAGAACGCTCATTGCTGGTCATGCCCAGCGAAGCGTTGTACTGACCAGTAGCTGACTTGATGTCCTCAGATGCCCCCGCCTTAGCTTGCAAAAGGCCGCTGGACGCCATCGGAGGCTGGGCCCGCTGGGGTAGGGGCAAGACGCTACCTTGACCATCCGTAACGTCCGGGTTTACCTCCAAATACGGCCAGTTCTGGGTGTTGGCAGTCTTCCATTGGGTTTCATACCCCTCGAACTGGCCGCCGTAGCCGATGAACGGGGCTTTGGGGGCCAGCGCCAGCATCTCGGCTTCCTGCGATACCCAGTAGTTGTACATGCGCTGGGCGTCCTTGGCGTTGCGCACCAACCCCGACACGTACAGGCGACCATCGACCTCGAACTCATTACCGACCACACGCACCACGGGGATGTACTGACCAGCCCACTCGCGTTCTTCAAGAATCTCGTAGCCGTTGGTCTTACACCACTTGACTTTCTTGCGGTCGGACTGACGCTGGCGCAGGGGTTTGATGAACATCATCCGAAGCTGCTTGTCTTCGGGAGTGCCGTCAAACGCAGTCACGTTACCGGGGTATAGGTTCAGCGTGGCCTTGTCGTGGTCAATGTAGAAGTATTCGGCGATCCGAACCGTATTTTCGCTAATCCAGTTGCTGATTGACTGATCGCCCACGCCAAGCGACATCAGGGTCGTGATGGGCGCAGCGTCCGGGTACACCCGCTCGTACTCAGCCTTGGTCATGTCCTCAGTGATGAAGCACCAGCGGGCATCGGCACCGGTGGGGTCTTGAATCAGCGGGTCCATGTAAACCGAGAAGCTGTTGCGGATGCGCCCGATCTTGATGTCCTGATCGAACGTGGCCTCGTCGCAATACTCGGTCAGCAGACGGACGTAGCCTTCACCGTAGGAGACCTGGTTCTCACAGGCAGTGTCATAGGCCACGTCTGCGTCGGAGATGTACTCAATGTGGCGGATCACACCGCTGTAGACCTCGGCCACCTCGACATCGCCTTCGTCATCAGCCGGGATCACCTTGATACTGGGGCGGTTCATCCGCTGCTCGTTGGTGATCTGCTTGACGTGCTGTGGTAGCTTGTTAATGGTCAGCGTGGGGCGGGCGTTGATGGTCTGACCTTGAACCGCGCTACGAGTCTGGAGCACGTCAGCGGGCCACTGCCACTGGTTGTCCGGGGAGCCTGCGTAGAAGCGCAGGTCATCGAGTTCGCTCTCGCGGGTCTCAGACATGGCCGAGATCGCCATTGTCATGCGAGACCGGGCGATGGCCAGAATGTCCTCGGAACCGCCTTTTGACGGATACGGGCCGTTTTTTGCCACATTCGCTGCGGCCACGATTCCGATGTTGTCTTTCATGCGTCAAATACTCCGAGGGTGTGGGCCTCCCGCATCACGAGCAGGTGTTCACCCTGCCATTGCAAGTCTTGACCGATGGAATCACCAAACAGCACCCGATCACCGACTTTAACATCTGTGGCGTCAGGGCCAACAGAAATCACGGTGCCCGTACCCGTCTGTTTCTGTCGCAGCAGCACGAAAAGCTCGTGTTTTTCAAGGTCAGGTCGGACGATCAAACAGTCTTGGGTTGCTTGCAAAATCATTTCGTTCCTTTCGGGTAGGGATCTTGGCCAGCTTCGATACAGACAACCACGCGGCGCAGCTCAGCGGTTTGGGCGGCTCGGGCAGCGTCCCAAGCGACCTCGTAGGCGGTTTGGGCGTCGGCGGTTTGGGCGGCGACGTAGGCGGAGGCGTTGGCGGTGTCGTAGGCGACGTTGGCGACGTTGGCGGTGTCGTGGTCGGCGACGTAGGCGGCGGCGTTGGCGGCATGGGCAGCGGCGTTGGCAGCGGCGGCGTGGGCGGCGGCGACGGCGGTTTCGTGGGCGACGCAGTAGGCGACATGGGAGGCAGCGTATGCGGCGTCGGCGGCGGCGTCGGCGGCGGCGGCGTAGGCGGCGTCGCGGGCCGCATCAAGCTCATCTATCGTCGCCTCGCCATTGGCGAAGCGCTCGGCCACGTCCAGCGCCTCGATGCATCGCTGGTCAGGCATGAGGTGCTGCACCTGGCGGATGGACCACACGGCGAAAAGTCGCTTCTCGCGATCGTAGCCATCCACGGCGCGTAAACACCAGATTGTGTCTCGCACGCCGTTGCTGTCTAGAACAACCTCCAGGCTCAGCGGTTCGTCATCAGCCTTGGTCTTTCCCAAGTGGCGCCGCAGCTTCTGCCATCCGTCAGGGCAGGGGCTTTCTTTACGAATCTTCGCTAGCGTTGTTTTCATTTCGTGACTTTCGGGTAGGGGTCTTGTCCGGCGTCGATACAGGCGATCACGCGGCTAAGCTCAGCGGCTTGTGCTGCTCGGGCGGCGGCGAAGATCACTTTGTAGTCGCTACCGCGTTCGTCTGCGGCGAAGATCACTCTGTAGTCGGATGCTGCGGCGGCGGCGGATGCGGCGGCGTGGGCGGCGGTTTGGGTGTCGTAGGCGACGTAGGCGGCGGCGGTTTGGGTGTCGTAGACGGCGTGGGCGGCGGCGTTGGCGGTGTCGTAGGCGACGTAGGCGGCGGCGTTGGCGGCGGCGTTGGCGGTGTCGTGGTCGGCGGCATAGGCGGCGGCGTCGCGGGCTGCGACAAGCTCATCTATCGTCGCCTCGCCATTGGCGTATCGCTCGGCTACGTCCAGCGCATCGATGCTTCGCTTGTCAGGCATGAGGTGCTGCACCTGGCGAACGCACCACACGGCGAAAAGTCGCTTTTCCCGGTTGTAGCCATTCACAGCTCGTAAGCACCAAGTAGCGTCTGTCAGACCATTGCTATCAAGAACGGTTGCTAGGCTCAGCGGCTCATCATCAGCCCCGGTCTTTCCCAAATGGCGCAACAGCTTCTCCCAGCCGTCAGGGCATGGACTTGCTGCGCGAATCTTCGCTAGCGTTGTTTTCATTTTGTTCCTTTCGGGTAGGGGTCAGTGTCGTCACGACCCCATCCAAGATGTTGAAACAGCCCCAGTCTGCGCGTTGCGCCTGGGTGCTGTGCGATCATTGTACTCCCGATGTGCAACAGGAAACGCAAAAGTCACGGCGATGGCGTCAGCGGCATCTGGTGAGGCCAGACCACGGGCTTTCATCTCCTTCTTGCCCTCCAGGAAGATGGTGCCCGCAGAGTTCGGCTTCTTCATCGGCCCGACCAGATCGGCCCTGAGGAGCCTGTCCTGCGGCAAACTGGCCGACTTGATCCAATCGCGCATAGCCCCCCAAATCTCGGCCCTCTTGTTACCCCACATTACAGGGTTTTTGGCTTTCCACCCGAAGTTGACCCCGCGCACTTTGTACTTCTGCTCGGTCAACCTATCAAGGACGCCATACCCGAGCCCACCCTCGTCGATCACGGTGAGCGCCGGTCGATATTCCTCGATGGCGTCGATCACATGGCCCACGGTAGTCATGGTGTCGTCGCCACGAAACCGCTTGATGGACACAATGTCACGCCCACGGCGCACGGCGATCACGGTGCTGTCCATGCCACCCCGTGCCGGGTCCACACCGATCACGACGGGCGCGGTCATGTCCTTGTACTGGGGTCGTTTCATGGCGTCATCGACGAGGTGGGGCGCAATGAACTGGTCTTGACCGCTCTTAGGGAAATCTCCATAGACCTCGACCCGTGCTTCGTCGGAGTCCTCGCCGTACTCCTCGATGATCTGCTGGTAAATGGTCTTGTCGGTGCCCTCGACGGTGCGAGCGTCGATCTTCTCAGACTCCCAGAAGTCGCGCTTATTGCCGTCCACTGACTCGTAGAAATATCCAGTGTTGCGCCGACCGTTGCTGAACGCGAACCAGTATCGGTCGAGGATGTTCTCGGTGAAGAACCCCGCAGCCACGGACCAGATGCTGTCTGGGATACCCGACGCTTCGTCGAAGATCACCATCATGCCGTCCATGTTGTGCACACCGGCATAGGCGTCGGGGTTCTCCTCGCTCCATAGCTTACCCTCGGCACCCCAGTAGCGGGTGCCTTTACGCAGGTCACGCTCAACCAACTCGGTCAGCCACTGCGCAGGGTTCAGGCTCGTGGCCGTCGGCTCCCACCAGTGAGCATTGATAGCCATCGTGACCCACTTGGTGAGTTCACCCCACGTCACCTTGCGCAACTGGTTCTCGCTGTTGGCCGACACGATGACGCTTGACCCAATCCGAGTGGTCAGCATCCACAGGATCAGCCACGACACGAGTGCTGACTTGCCGACACCACGACCCGATGACACGGCCCGCCTGAGCGCGTCGATCAGGTCGCCCTCGGTCAGCTTACCCCGGTTCTCTTTGATGAAGTCCCGTATCCTGCGCAGCATTCTCCTCTGCCAAGCCCGAGGCGCCTTGAAGTGTTCGAGTGGGGTGTTCTTCTGCCCCCAAGGAAACGCAAAGAGCACAAACGACTCTGGGTCATCCTTGATGTTAGGACTCCAAAGCTGCGTCATGAGCATCTGCTCCTCTTCGGGGCTGTATCTCATTTTTTGCATCAGCCGTTCTCCAGTCTCGGGGTCACGTCAACCACCTCCGCATCGATTACCCGTGCCTGAGCCTGCGCCAGCGCCTCAGTAATCGAGATCGTCCCACCTAACTCGATCTGCTTAGTTTCCCCGTACCGCTTGCGGTTGTGGGCGCCCATGAGCCACTTGCGCGTGTCGATGCGCAGCTTGTCCCGGTTCACCGTGTCGTTGCTGGCCGGGTCAATGGCGCCCACGCCATCGGCAATCTCAAGAATCTCCCCGGCCAGGAACTCGGTGCGCATCTCCTGCGCTTCTTTGAACCGTTCGTGGCGTTGGGGGTCGCGTTTGACCCAGCGCAGGAAATCCTCATAGGACACGACCCGATGGTCGTCTTCGATCAAGGACTGAAGGGAGCGGCCACGATAGATATCCTCGATGACGCGCTCGAAGATTTGCTCGTATTCGAGATGGCGCAACTCACGCGCTGACTTGGAGGTACGCGGGGGCTTGGGGTCTGGGCACGACAGCCAGTTTGGTAATGGGGATTCACCGGTGACAACCGTGCCTAGGGAATAAGTGTTGCCCTGTTCCATAGTGCTGTGATGGTATCACGATCTATGAATTTGTGGAACGGGGGATAACGGAACCCGTTGGGTTTTTAGTTTTTGAAAAATTTTCACGGGGTCTGTGGTGCCTGCGTAGACGAAACCATGACCCTCTCGGCCCTCCCCCTCCCGGCACCCCGGCACCCCGGCACCCCGGCACCCCGGCACCCCGGCACCCCGGCACCCCGGCACCAGCGGGTCAAGACGCCCCACCCCTAGGCCCTACCCCTAGGCCCAATGGGTCAATGCACCCTTGGCATCCTAGCCCAGGGCCCCAGTGGGTCAAGACGCCCCAAAGACCCGCTGGGTCGGGGTGTCGCGGGGGGCTTTGGTGCGGTGGATCGGGCTGTTGGTCAATGCACCCGCTGGGTCAAGAGTCGGTCGAAAAGCGGGGAAAAAGACGGACCCAGTGGGGCAAAAAATGGGGTGGTGACAAAAGGCCCTTTCGCGCCCAGGAGACATTTGGTAGAGCACTTTTCGAAAGGGTCTTTTTTTCTGGATTTTCAGGATCCGACCCCCCGGACCAAAAGGGCCGGCTGTCACCGGGTCATCGACTCGCCACCCAGTGGGGAGCCCAGCATCTTTTTTTTCACTGCCCTATTGACATGCTGACCCAATGGGGTAAAGTGCAGACATCGCAACACGGAGCGCCCCGACAGGGGCTGGAGATAGAGATGACCACAATCGAACTTGATGACGCCCTCTGCGCACTGAGCGCAGAGGCCCAAGCAGCCTTCGCGGCTTGGGTAGTGGCCTGCACCCCCGCGCTGGCGGAGCGTGCCCAAGCGGCGGTGGCCGCTAAATCGACCCTCGTTCGGGGGGTTCGGGTCGTAAGCCTCTCCCACGAGGCTGCGCTTCTCGCCACCCGGCAATCGCCGGTGGAAGAGTTCGAAGCATCATATGCTTCCACCCGAGGCGCCCACGCCCACTGGGTCGCCCGGGCAGCCTGAGAGCGCCCCCACTGCGCCCGCCTGGGCGCAGTGAGATGCACTTTCGCATTTTTACGCCCCGAAAGGGGCAGGAGAACGACATGACCACCATCATCAATCTGACCCCGCACGCCCTCACCATCGAGGGCGTCGGCACCATCGAGCCCTCGGGCACGGTGGCCCGCGTCGCCACCGTGCGGGACGCCTGCCCATCGCTGGGCGGCATCCGCATCACCGCCCAATCGCTGGGCGACGTGGTGGGACTCCCCGCCCCCGCCGACGACACGATTTACATCGTGTCCGGCATGGTCCTTGAGGCCGTGCGCGGCTTGGTCTGCTGACCCATTTTTTTACGCCCCGACAGGGGCAGGAGATACACCATGAGCACGATCGAAGTCACTTGCGCCCAGCGCCAATTCGCAGGCGCCGTCCGAGTAGGCGAGTACGTCGCCTGGTGGGTGTCGGATGACCGCCAGTCATCCCTGCCGATGGCAATCGCCAGCCACCCAACCGCCGCCGAGGCGGTGGCCGATGCCGAGGCCGGGGGGCGCCTGCCCGACGTGGCCCTTGAGGGTGGCGCCTACGAGGCAGCCCTCGTCGTCGCCGACGAAGACGCCGAAGACGCCTGAGAGCGCCCCCACTGCGCCCAGGTGGGCGCAGTGAGATGCGCTTTCGCATCTTTTACGCCCCGAAAGGGGCAGGAATAAGACCATGATCACCATCGAAACCCGCCTTTTTTGCAAGGCCTTGAGGTTCGCTTCTGCGTGCGCCGCGAGAAAGGACATCCGCTTCTATTTGCTCGGCGTTCGAGTCGAGGCGGTGGGCGACACGCTGACCCTTTGCGGCACCGACGGCGCACGCATCGCAGTGTGTGCACTGCGTATTGACAGCGATTCGATGACCGACCTATCGCTGACGATAGGCAACGACGACGTGAAGCGAATCCTGGCCGCGTTCGGCAAAGACAAAGGCCAAATCGTACTGAGGTCAGAACGTCAAGCGGACCAGGTGCCTACCTTGATAGTCGAGGCCGGGGGCGTGATCCTGCGGATTAAGGCGGTGGGCGGGGTGTTTCCGGACTACCGCCGTGTGATTCCCCCGACCGATCGAGAGCAGGGGGGTATGCCCATCATCGATGCTCTTCTCATGGCAGAAGCCTGCACGGCGCTAGAGCCGCTTGCGGGCAAGCTCAAAACCAGCTGCCCCGTTCGATTCGATTCGACCGGCAACCCCGGGGCCTCGGTTGTGGTGCGCCCTTCGGTCATCCACGATCCCAGGATTACCGATTTGATGGTCGTCATTGCGCCGATTCGTGTCTGAGAGCACCCCCGCAGCGCCCAGGCGGGTGCTGCGAGATGCGCTTTCGCATTTTTATACGTCCCCGAAAGGGGCAGGAGATACACCATGAGCACGACCATCGCCCTTGCCCATCTTGACAAGGGCCAGATTTGGCACACTTTAGAAGCCATCAATGCCCACCACGACCGTGAGATGCGCCTCTTTGCCGTGTGGTGTGCCCGCCAGGTGCAGCACCTCATGCCTGACCAGCAGGGCATCGATGCGCTGGACGTGGCCGAGCGCTTCGCCAATGGCGAGGCGTCGATAGATGAGCTTGACGCGGCCCGAACCGCAGCCGCAGCCAACGCGGCCCGAACCGCCGTCGCCCACGCCGTCGCCCACGCCACCGCCGCCAACGCTGCCGCCAACGCCCGCTACCACGCCAACGCCGCCGCCGCCCCCGCCTACGTCGCCGTCCGAGCCGCCCAAACCGACGAACTGCGCCGAGT